GAAAATACTACGTCATACACACTGACCTTTTCACAAGGGTCTGGCGCAAATGTGGCTATCCTAGCTGGTCAAGTTAAAATGATTGCTACCGATGGCGCTGGGTCTGGCGCTGCTGTGTTTGACCTTATGCAAGATTTGGCTGTGCCTGACTTGTTTGTGGATGATGACCTCAAGCTACAATCTGACGGGGCGGTGTTAGGTTTTGGCGCTGACAATGATGTTACACTTACACACGTAGCTGACACAGGACTATTGCTTAACAGCACAATGGCTATTCAGTTCAATGATGCTTCACAGTTCATCAATGCCCCCAGCGCAACAGTATTAGATATTAACGCAACAGACGAGATTGAGCTAAATGCTACGCTTGTGGATATTAATGCTAATTTAGATGTGTCGGGTACTATAACAGGAACAGGCACCTCTGTTTTTGCTTCGTTAGACATATCTGGCGA